GAATTTGATTTAGAGATAAAGGTTGTTAGTTCTGAAATTATATCATAATCACAGAACATCAGTTTATCTTCCTCAATCATTGTCTTGAGATTTAGTGATCCAACCTTCTTCACAGTCTTTGACATCTTAACACCTAATTGTGTCTTCTGTCCAGAGAAACCTTGTCCGACAATCTGACCTGCTCTACCTCTCATAGAACACATCAGTAGGTTCTGATACTCCAAATCATATTGGAGAATAGAAGCTACCTGATCACCAACATCATTTACTTCACATAAAATGAAAGCTTGATTGTAACTCCTAGCCACCTCATAGATGACACTTGGAAACAACATTGGTTTAATAGTATTATCTCTATACTTAGCTACAACTTTATGAGGGAATGTAGTTATGTCAACAACAACAAAGGCACTGTAATCATTACCAACCCCACGTGCAACGTCAACAGTAATCGCATAATCATGCTTGTCCTCAGGTTTAATATAGACATCCAATCCAGCATTAGTTTGTATAGCCTTGTCAAACACCAGAGATTTCAGTTTACTTGGTGCAATTAGTGTGTCAACAGATCCAAGGAACTCACACTCAAACTCAATCTTGAATTGTTGTTCTGATGTGTTGGCAATAGTTTGTTCTTTCCATACAACATCTCTACCAGGAACTTCTGACCAGTGAACATCGGTTGGAATATATTCGTTTCTCTTTTTCTCTGCATCCATCCACAATCTATAAAAGTGGTTCATCCCGTGTGGGGTGGATACAATAATTACTTTCGTTGACTTACCTGAAGTGATAGTAGGATATACAGAGGCAAAGAATGCGTCAGCAACGTGATTAGGAACAAAGGCGAACTCATCCAGAAAAAGAATGTTAAAAGACATTCCTCGGACAGCTGAAGCGGAAGTTGATGCTGCGAGTATCTTCGATCCGTTTTCCAGTTCGATGTTTCCTTTATTCCAGACCAGAATGCCTTGTTGCATCCACTTAGGTAAGTTCTCATATGCAGTAGCTAACCTCGCTAATAGTTCCCTAGCAGTTGTGGCTTTGTTAGCCAGAATACCAATATTTACACTATCATTAAAGATAGCGTAGTGAAGTAGATACGACACACATGTGGTAGATTTACCAGTCTGTCGAGGCATCTTACAGATATTAAATCTGTTGTTATGGAAATTATTGATTAACTTCTCTTGAAAGTCATAAGTTTTGAAAGGTTGAAGACCATGATCCAAAGTCACAATCTTTACATAGTTATTGGCAAAGTATACTGGGTCTTCTTTGCACTTAATATACTCCTCAATATTTTCTTGTGAAAATTCAATAGGGGTATTCGCCTTCTTAAGAAGAGGATTACCCAAATAAACATCATTAGCCATAAATTACTAACAGTTCCAACGACGACGTGCAGCTAATCCTCTTTCACCTTTCCAACTCTTAGATCTTGCACAGAAACTCTTACGACGACCAGCTGCTTTGGAACCAGGTTTCAGTTTAGAAGGAGGAGTTGTAACGGCTGTCTTAAGGTTTCCGCCAGTCTTTCTATTTACAGCATCTACTCCTTTCTGAGTAAGACCTGCTCCTTGTTTAACTGAACGTTTGTGTCCACTCTTTACCGACAATCCTTTCATCTCATCTTCTTGAACATTCTCCTCTGTAATATCAGACTCAGATGCTGCGGATGATTTTACAGCATCACTAACATTGTCTACACTAAACTTGTCAAACATTTTAGGTCCATAACCACATGTTCCACGAGTTTCTCTCTTCTCACAGAGACGACAATACTTCTCTTCTTCTTTCTTCTCAAGAATAGTTTCTTCACCTACATTGATATATGGGTCATCATAATCCACAACAGAGTGTGAATAGGATCTTAACTGAGAACCAGGATACATTTTATTCAATGCATCAGCAACCTTCTGTCTATTAGGAACAGACACATCAGGAAAGAACAACTTCACCATCATCATCTTACCTCTCCAACCAAAGATAACCTGATACATATTGCCAGTTTGAATCTTGGTTCTTACCAATTCTTGAAGTTGTCCACCTTTGATAGGATCAGCCTTGATGATATCAACTGATTCAATCTCACGAGGTTTGAAATCTCCTGCATCTTGAACAAGGATGCCACCAGTGACTTCTTCTTTGAACTTCTTACCAGCCTTCATTCTCTTGACATCATTGTCAACCTTCTTATGAAGTTCGGCCACCTTCTTGTCAGTTTTAAGAGCAACATCAAGAACACCTTCATCAACTGTTTCTTCGGATACACCAGATTTTCTGAGTCTCTTTGCCTGACTCTTGTGCATCTCAACAGCCTTATCAAGTTCCTTGGCAATGCCTTTCACACTATCGGGATTCTTGTGACTTTCCTTAACTTCAGTTTCTTCTTTCTTGACACAGTTTGGATATCTCTTACCAAACATAGTCTTCATACCTTTCTTCTCATATCCTTTCCAACATGCTTCATCAATAACTTCTACTTCAATACCAGCATACTTCATAGCTGCAATCTGAGTCTCAGTGAACTCAGGAAGATCATAGAAACCTTCAAACTCTTCTTTCTTAGTGGAATTACCCCAGTTAGCTGCACCAACCTTACGACACTTCACTAATGCACCTGATGCATAAGCTGAAGGCCACACAGAATAACGAGACTTTACCTTATGGTAACATGCATCCTTAGATCCACTACCTTTAGTCTTCTTGTCTTCTGCTTCGTTAAAGGTTTCTTCTTTCATTTTCTTCTTAGGTTTGTCAGTAGAAACATAGGTTGGTTTGGCTGCTCCAGACTTTTGTTGTTGTCCGGGGTCTTGTCTTGATTTTCTTGTATCAGCTGATCGAAGTTCTTTCTTCGACATACTGGCTTTCTTAGCCGAAGAGTAACACTTAGGTGTTCCTTTTTCACCAGGTTCATTAGCACAAGGGGAACCATCAGATTGAACCCAACCGGGTTTGCCATCTTTTGATTTGGATTTACCAAACCAATCCCTAAGTCCCTCTTCGTTAATCATTTCAATCTTGAGTTTCCTAAGAGTTATTTATCAACCATCAAGTGCTACACTGAGACCAACAGTCATACCAGGTAGTGACTGCCAAGAAGTGCCGTCATAGAATTCCATCTTTTTACTAGTACTATTAAATATCATACCACCCTGAGTAACAGTCATTGCATCCCTTTGTGTTGTGGTCATTACAGGAGGATAAAATGGTAAAGTAGTGCTACTACTTACAAATTGATTGGCAGTTACAATACCTGCCTGACCAACTGTAAATCCTGCACCTACTCTTATAGTACCACCAGTTACATTGATACCTTGTTGTGCTGTAATAAGACCAACAGAATCAATATCAGTAACATCAGTATATGAAAGTGTTCCACCAACAGATACATTACCAGAAATTTCTAGATCACCAGTAACACTATTGGTAATAAATCCAGCACCATTTACCAATTGGTTGGTATTGACAAACGAAGTAGTAATATATCCAGAACCATTAGTAAGTTGATTATTGTTAGTAATCAGTGTCGGTGTATTGGTGAAGTTGTTATAATCAAGTAGATAGCTAGTAGTTACACCACCAACTATAGTCGCTTGAGATGCAGTACCAGTCAAATTACCAATAAAAGAAGATGCAGTAACAATACCAGTTGTATTGATAGAGACTGTCGTACCAATTCCAACAGATGATTGTTTGCCCTCCCTATCACTAAAAACAACTTCTCCAGACGTATCTTGATGTATTCTTATGGTTGTTGCAGTACCAATGATTATCTCATCAATACCTTCAATCTTTCTTTCATTTGGATCAAGAGTAATTGACCCTGTACCGATAGTTAGAATACCAGTAACTCTTGCATTACCATCAACCAGCAATGTTGTATTGCCTGTACCGATATAAACAGTACCAACTCCTGTGCTGATTGTAGCAACTCCGACAGATCTGAAGTTATCAAGTTCAGTGTGACCATCTACATCAATACTACCAGTAAATGTTGAATCACCATCAACACTCAGTCCTACTCCATTAAGCAGTTGTAATTCATCCGATCTTTGACGACTTACAATAGTAAATGAACCACCACCCTTAATGGCAGTTTCAATTATACCATCTTCAGTTCCAAGAGTTTCATCAGCAATCTTACCTGTTATCTTGGCATAATTTTCTTCACCACCATTACTATTTTCACCCTTGAATATGATTTGTCCAAGATAATCACCAGGAGCAGGTGATGCACTGTTTCTATAAAGTGTTAATTCTGGTCCTGTTGCTGATCCAGTATCAGTATCTGTTAGTGTAAAATCACCAGTTACATTATTGGTGATAAAACCAGCACCATTTACCAGTTGATTTGTATTTGTAAATGATGTAGAAATAAAACCAGCACCATTTACCAGTTGATTTGTATTTGTAAATGATGTAGAAATAAAACCAGGACCATTAGTAAACTGGTTAAGATTGGTAGGAGTATTGGTAAAATTATTATAATCTAAGTAGTGTGACGCAGCTTGACTGTCTAACTGAATTGAATTGCTTGAATTAACTTGTACAGAATTGCCCATGAAACCATGGGAGGAGCACTGATAATGTAAAACCGTTGGTGTGTTGTCTGTTACTTCTAACTCAACATAATCAGTTTCTACAGTAACTCCTGTTGTATATGCAGTTGATTTTGCAGCATCAAGATAAAAACGGAACGGATGACTTCCACCAATTGAACCAGAAAATCTATATGTTCTACCAGGTGTTAATGTAAGGAATGGAGCTTGAACTCCATCAATTAGATATGCATTACCACTACCTGTTCCATTATATCTGTGTGCTGAGGTCTTAGATGCTACTGTTACGGTAAAGTTTACTGTAGTGTTAAAAGGTGCTCTTAGATAATCATATCCTGCAAATGCTGTTCCAGTTACCAACCCGACAGCATTAATACCACCGGCAAGAACTTTAACTCCTGTCCGTGCCGTTACAATACCAAGAGAATCAATATTAGTTACATCATCATATGTGATAGTTCCACCAACGGTTACATTTCCAGTCGCTTCAATGTTACCGGAAACAAAAAGAGCAACATTAGACTTTGCGGATGTTGTATTAATACCAACAACCTTTGTAGTGTGAATTCCTACAGAATCGAAACCCCAAGTTCCAGCAGCACCAACAGCGTTGAATTCATCACTACCAATTCCAACCCACTTAGATATTTCTGAGTTGTAAATTAAAAGTTTATTATTTCCTGTTGTTTGATCAAATGTTACATCATCAAGATCCTT